TACTTCCCTTTCAATTTATTTTTGAGAAAACATTTATCTTTATCCTGTGGTTAATAACTGCTCTGCGTCTTAGACGCAGAGCAGTTCACTCATTGTATGCGATACTCTCGTGAGGCTCGATTCACTCATCATACACGGTACTATCAGTGGTGCCGGTTCACTCTTTAGTTTCGGTACGCTCTTGGCACACGGTTCACTGCGTAGTCCTTGGACGGCTAGCTGCGGCGCGTTGTTGCTGTAATTTGACTTGGGCTATTTTATGCTCGCCCTGTTGCATTTTTCTATCGTGCTCCATCTGCTTCTTCTGGGCTTGATTTTCCTGCTCAGCCAAGTCTGCCTGCATTGACATTTTATGATGTTCTTGCGCTCCCTGCATAAACGTTTTCTGCTGTTCGGTTTGATATTTATTCTGTTCCTGAGCTCCTTGCATCGCCATTCTTTGAGTCTCAGCAGCATGATCGAGCGAAGATTGTTGTTGATCAATCATATTTTCATGCTGTGTAGTTTGGGCTTTTAACCCTTCTGCTTGTAAGCCAGCATCAGCTTTCTTCATTTCAATTTGTAGACGTATCAATTCTATTTGTAATTCAAGCTTTCTCATCTCCATATCGATTTGTTTTTGTTGAGTATCGGCTGCTGCATTCTGGGCTTCGCCTTGATTTTCTAGATTTTGCCTTTGAACTTCAGCAGCAGCAGATTGTTGATCTGTCTGCATCTTCATATGACTGGCTTGAATATCAGCCTGAGCTTTCGTTTGTACAGCCTGTGCTTTTATCATCTCTGGATTTGGCTGTTGGGATGCTTGTTGTTGACGATGCTTCGCAAGCACCACGGCTTCATCAGTGAAATCTTCAATGGCCTGCTCTAATTCACGACCAACCTTTTGACCCCTGACACCAAATCGTAAAAACTTACCTAACAGTGGAACGGCTTCAGGCATTGCCATTGAAATTTGTACTGACTGTTCAAGATATTTAGTGACTGCCATTATAAATGCAGTCCTATCTTGTCCTTCCTTAGCTTGATCAGCATAAATGGTAGATTCAACTTCAATATCAATTCTAAAGCCTAATAGTCTTTCATCTCTTATAAGTTGTATAGCTTTGAATATTCTTTGTAACCCTTCCATCTTATCTTTCATTTCAGGGGGAATAGGTGGTGGCTGAGGCGGTTGCATTGGGCCTTGGAACCCAAGACCGGGGCGTGGCGGTGGAGGTTGTCCAGGAGCAGGTGATGGTAAACCACCAGGGGGCAGTCCTCCCATCGGTGGACCTTGCCCTGGTGGTAGCCCCCCAGACATGCCAACTCCATTAGGGGGCACAAGCGGCTTCTGAGGTAGAGCGCCCGGACCTTGCGGTCCAGGGGGAGGGACGGTGCCGGGTGGACCACCTACAGGTGGACGGGGGACAGTAGGTGGTCCACCCATCGATGCACCAGCACCAGCCGGTGAAAAAGAACCCCCTGGACCAGGAGGTGAGCCTGGGGGTCCAAGTGACACGGGAGGTACGCCATTTTGTAGCATGTCTTGGGTAGGCACGTCCATAGTACCTAATCCCTGTTCATACATTGCCCCTGAAACTTCAATTAAAGACTTTGGGCTAAAGTGTTGACACATAATATCAGCCATAATCTTTAATGTATCACGAGCAAACCGTGCTACTTCATCCTGTCTATGCTGAAGACGTGTTCCCGACGCGGCTGATTTTAAACGTTTACCCCCTAGTGTCTCACGCTCATCATCACTAACCCCACGCATAATATCATTGATACCTGTAAGTCTATCCATCTCAGCGGTAGCCCGCTCCTTAATCTTAGTAAGTTCTTCAATAACACCCATTATTTCCTTTAATGGAATAAAACTCAGGTTACCGGCAACACCCCCTTTCTCAGCAAAGGCGGACCAATCATCAACTGGGATCATTTCATTTTCAACTGATTCGTTGAAAAGACGTTGAATACCTTTAGCAGCCGCATTATAGACACCTGCCACCTTACAGGCTTTAGCCAACATCGAAATGCGTTGAGTTAGTTCATCAATCTGAATTGCTTGATCTTGATATTGAATAAAATCAGGGACAGGAATTAAAGTATTATTAGTTGCATTAGAATAAAGTGGTTTTGGACAAGGGAAGAAGTTCTCAATTTTAAGCGGGTCATCCTGTCTGTCACAAAGGTATTGATAACCTTCAGCTACCCAGACAACTTCTTCCCTTGATTTGTCCCATATTTCGAAGACTTGAGCCTTCTCATCAATTTCATGGCCTGAGCGTGAATCCTCTTGGCGGCGAGTTTTACGATCATCTTTCTGAAAAGGTATGGCACGTCCAATCTCATTGCCAAATCTCCTCTTCATCTGGTTACGGGTCATATAGACCCGTTTACCAACTGCTGTGACTTCTTTCCAAATCCTAGCCTTTGACGGAAAAGTATAAAAATCAGTCCATTGAATAAAATCAACAGGGGTAGATTCACGTGTTACACGGTCACCTGTTTCCCTTAATTTTTCTTCCTCTGGGCTATCATCATCTGATCTGATATTACCTAACGAATCATGTTGATCCTGCTCATCATCAGTTGGGATTGAAACACTCTCGCTAACTTCAGGTTCATACCTAATCCAAACTGATCCCCTTCCTGATAACAGATAATCCCTTAGAGCTTGACGCATTGATTCGTCAAAACCACAAATTTCAATTTCATTCTGTAAGGCGCGCTCAATCATTTGAGCAGCACCTCTGCCTGTAGGATCTTTATCTCTGAACCGCCTTTCACAGGTAGGAACTGGACATTTACCATAAAGAGCAGGTGTTAATATTTCTACGTTAGCCCATAACGAATTAACCCTGCGTTGATTATCTTCATCAGTACGATTACGTTCGTCCCTATATCTTTTTTCAATTGTTGACCCACGCTTTAGCCAACGCTTAAATTCCTTATCATCATCAACATCAATGATCTGATTTAACCAGAACGATGCAACACGACGGCCTACAATACCACCGCGCTTACCCGCTAAACGATCAACCGTAAAAGGTGAACGGGAGGCTACATTTTCGCCATCGTCATCATAACTACTTTGATCTTCATTAATACCAATGTCAGGAGGATCTGCCATTAATACATAGTCCCTGTTGATGGATCAAAAGTAAGCCCGCTCTGTGCGCCAGCTTGCGCGGCTTCTGCTAAATCAGAACCTGAAAGGCCTGGGGCAAATTGATTACTATAATTAAAGCCCCCATAAGTATTTGAAGGCCCATCCATAATGGCTGAATTAAGCTGGTTAAACATATTATTACTAGGTGGTTGAGACGTAAGCATATTAGAAGTCTTCCATGGCTGCCCTGAAAGTCCTTTGAGGACACCGGATAAATTGCCCCCTTGAAGGGGGGACTGCGTAGTCGGTATATAATTAAGCATTTATGCTTCCAGTGCATGTATCTCAGGGGGGCCATTTGATGGGAATGAATGCCATTCAGAATACATTTTAATTAAACCATCAGATTTCTTTTCTTCATAATCAAGGCTCATCTCACACGGATAACCACCTTCAACATCAATACGCAATGCATCCTTATATGGAACTACAATTTTATGAAAATCATCCCATACACACCATCTATAGGAACCTCGATTGCTCATTGCAAATTTCAGTATAGGCAACTCACTCTTTTGCCTGAAAATTGAGACAGTCCTTACCCCATCCACTTCTGGTTGATCGCCTGTTCCCCCTACCATAATATCAAAATAACGACGCCAAACAAATTCCCTATCAGTCACCAAGGGAACTATTTCATTAATTACAACAGGCAATGCGATAGATGCAACTGCTGCTGATGTGCCAATAAGAAAAGACCGTCTTGACAGGTTTATCACTTACTTAATCCTTAATGTTTTAAGTTTAGCATCACCATCTTTATACTCTTCTAAATCCCAAAAGTCATCCAAAGAAACATTACATACTTCTGGATCTGTAGAAATAATCTTCATTTCATCTTTCTTTTTAGGATCATATGCTACTGAAAACATCTTGTCCAAGACTTGGCCCAATAATCCTAGTGCATCAACTATGTCGTCGCTTTTACCAGCCGGAAATGTTAATAACTCATGCCTTAAGTCTGAAAACCATGGCTTCTTCGTAGGAAAGAATACTTTTAGGCTAGCCATCCGGCCCCTTATTGATTGTGCGCGAATTTGCTTATCACCTCTAGTTGGGAACTGTGCCCTAGCAATATAAATACCACGTTCCATCATTCTTTTATGAAGAAACGGTCCTACACCTGCTCTGATTTGTCCGGTCTCTTCGGCCCACCCCATTGGTCTCCATTCGGTAACAAGGTCACAGAATGCTTCAACCCATTTGTCCGAGCTAACTCGCTGACGCCAAAGGTCAAGAATATAAATATTGTGCTCAGCATCCACACCAGCCACGACATGGACTGTATAATTCCCGCCTTCATCAGTAGTAGCATAATCGCTAGCCCCATACACATGCATAGTATTACGATCAGGCAATCTCTTATTCGTATTTTCGCCATAGGATTGCAACCATGATGCTTCAAAAAAGCTACCTGTTTCAGGTGCGGGCCGCTGTTGAAATAATGAGGACCATGTTCTGGCATTTAGTTTATACGGGGCAAAATGTTCTTCAGTAAAATATTCAGGCCAAAGAATATCACCCGGTTGTCTACCTAATATGTCATCATCACGCTCAGCAATAGCAGGTAAACAAACTACATACCAATCCCTTCCATCCTGACCTCTTAACCAACCAGATTCACCATTGTAATTTAGTGGAAGTATTCTTCCTGCTATATCGTCCTCATGCCAGCGCGTTGTAATGCCCACTTCAAATGCATCTGGCTTTTTACGGGTCATTAAATCATTCAAGTATGAGTCGTGTGTTTTATCCCTAATGGTTTTTGAATCGGCTTCCGCCCTGCCCTTAATAAGGTCATCCCAAATGATGCCATCAGCACGGTTACCAGTAACCGCAGCACCAATCCCCATGGCCATCCATTCACTGCCATTTGTAAGGAGCCATTCGTCAACGGCTTGGCTTTCTGCGGAAAGTTCAGTGCCAAAAATGCGTTTGTAGATTGGCTGTCTGACAATTGACCTAGCTCTACGCCCCCATTTTTTAGGTTGGTCGCTTCCATATTGGGCTAATATTGTTCCTGATTTAGGAAACCTGCCTAGGTAGTGTGTAGGGAATACCATACTACTATAAGTAGATTTAGCACTTCCTGGAGGCATCAAACCCATTAAGTTCTTTATTTCACCGTCTTCAACTTTTTGTAGGCATTGAAGCCATAAAATGTGGTGTTTACCAAACGATGATCTTATTGGCTCAAATTTTTCCTTTTCTTCCTCACTTACATCTGATTGAGCATTGGGGATATCAATTATACTTGCGTAGGTTAACAGGTCGTTTTTCGCTCTCTCCCTCTTTAATCGCTCACTTTGAATACCCCTCAACTCAGTTGAGGCCTCCAATAATTCATCTGTCAATGACATAG